CAGAGTAGTACACTTGCCGACCAGCAGCAATCCAAACTCTACCGCTAAAAGAAGCAACATCCACGTTAGGAGTATTATTAATAGTAGCCGCAATAGTTGCATTAGAACCTCCACCGCCACTTAGCAATACTACTAAATTAGCAGAATTTGTATATCCAGTACCGGGATTTGTCATCACAATGGTTGATAGTGCATTACCTTTAACCACTGCCGTAGCTGCTGCGTTAGTTCCACCACCACCCGTAATACTAACAATAGGTGCGGATGTATAACTGTCGCCCGGATTGGTCACTGCAATTGATACGGTACCAGTAGCAAAAGTCACAATACTAGCAACAGCACTTGCTCCTGAACCACCACCACCAAAGAAAGATACAGTAGGTGCTTGAGTATATCCAGTACCAGCTTCTGTTAATGTAATAGAAGTTACGACATTATTAGCGACTGTAGATACTGCAACTGCTTGAATACCGTTAGCATCATTCGGTGCTGACAATACTACACCGGGAGCAGCCGTATATCCACTACCGCCACTGATTAAAGCTAACTGTCCAACACTACCAACAAATACCGTATTGTTTCCATCCCAGACATAGTAACCTTTGTTCGGGTCAATGATAAGCATTTGTTGATTTTTCCACTGACTTATGGCTATACCACTTGTAGAAAATTTACCAGCATTACCAATTGTCACTAATGTTTTTGTTTGTAAATCAAATGCTTGTGCAGAACCGTCATCTTTAAATGCAACAATGTAATCATCTAATCCTAGATTGACTGAGTTTAAGTATGTGACGTTAGCAGAAAAGACAACAGCATTACCGCCACTATTAGTAACTGCCGAGCGTTGACCTGTAATCTTTAGGTTTGAGTAACCAATTGGCATCGCATTTTCTAGCCATGAAAACTCTGACTCGCTAATTGCTGTACGATTCGCTTTGGTATTAACAGTCGTGAACTGTTTAATGACCTGATACGATTTTTTTTGTTCAGGACTTTGTGCCATGTTACAGCACCGGTAAATAAGGGCTTGGCATCCGTCTTGTAAATGTAGACGCTAATGCAGCTTGTATTTGTTGATTATATTGTTGTTTAAATATCTCAGACTCACCATAACTCTGTTCTTTAAACTTGGCTTTATAGCAAGCATAGTAAGCAACAGGAGATGTATACGGGTCATTTAATTGTGTTTCCGTATCTGATAAATTGGTCAAAGGTGTTGTTAATAATACGGTATCTATTTCTAATGTATAAATTTGGTCAGGTACGGGCGACAAATAAATCTGTTGTTGTCCGTATACAGAAAAACAAACCGGCTGTCCTACATAGTTTTGCCAATAACGTAACTCTGCGTTAAATTGTGTCCATGGTTTATACAATAATGGATACCGAGTATTACCCCAATAAATATTGACGTTCACAATATCAAGCGTATTAATCCCTTGTGGTAATGATGCAAAAGGTATGATTTCTACTGGACCAGCATATTGTAGTGTGACTGTACCGTTGGTAAACGGTGTTGATGGTGGATAGGTATTTTGTGCATATCCTGTATTACCCGGATAGGGTGGAGGAGTCGATGCAAAGGTACCACCAGTGACTACTGTGTAAGTATAGATGTTGTAAAACACTAAAGTACCAGTAGTTGCAGTTGCACCAGCCACCCATGCAATTGGAGGATTAACCGATGTTAATCCAGTAGGATTAGCAGGAACTTGGGTAATCTGTAAACTTCGTGTACATCCCGTATCTCTAGCTACTCGTTCACGACCATCATTAATGTAGTCAGTTAATTCTTGAACTGTATAGAATACAGCATTGGCATCGTGCAGAAGCCGTTGACATTCTGTAACATAACTTTGCAGTGTTGGTTGTGCCATATTCTATCCATTTTAAGCAGGGCTAAGGACTTTTCCCCCCACCCTCTTGTTAGAAGGTAAGGGTACTCTTTCCACCACCGGGGGTAACGAATGGTTCTTTACTATTGGAGGCTTATCACTAATGACAAATTGCTCCAATTTTTTTAATCCTTCTGGTATATCATTTAAAGTCTTTGCCCAGCCAAAGCGAGCAAGAAATTGTGACTTATCTTGTGCATGATAACCAAAAACGTGTACGACTATTTCTTCCGGTACCTCAATGGTTTTACCCGGTTCAAAGACAAACGGTTTACCGTCCCAACTATCTGTCAGAACGGTATCCGTATGATTGGTTACATAGTATGTTGCCATTAGAATACGACCACATCACCCCAGATGACAATATCTACTGTGTTGTTATTACCAGACGCAGTATTGATATTGACGTAGAGACATTGTGTAGTATTTCCAGTAATTGCAGTAGTTTGATATGTAGAAGTTACAGCAATATCTTGGAATTTACCAGCAGCAGAGATACTTGAAAGCACTGTGTTAGCAGTAATCAAGTTGGCTCCATCTCCTGTTAAACCGACAGATACGTTAGCTGAAGCAACAGAACCGGATGGGTTTTGTATCGTAATTCTACGAACAATGACTTCTCCGGATGTTGCTGTATTTCCACTATTTGTCAAACCACCACTCAAGAAAGGAATCGTAATGACAGCATTACCAGCCGTATTTAGCTGTGTAGCCGTTACTCTACCGAGACGATAGTTACTAAAACTATCTTGGGTATTTTGTCCGACTGAATCTGCATTTGCCATATCAATTCTCCTTAATTAAGTATTGTATGTACCAGAAGCAGCTTGACCACCGTTCACAGTTAACAAGGTGACGTTAGCAGCAGTAGAACCATTGTTAAACCTAATGTTTACACCGTCAGAGAACAATACACCACCTACGTTAGCAGCGATAAATGTACTCCAGTTAGAGCCGTTATCTGCTGTTGCTTGCACGTTGATATTTGTTGACGGGATTAAAACATAAAGTCCAGCAGGTACTAAAGCTGTAGTAGAACCACCAACAGCAACCGTTTGGGTTTGAAAATATGCACCGGGGGTATTACTACCAGCACCGGATAATATGATTTTTTGTAAACTTAATGCCATGTTATATCTCCTTAGATGTTGAGTGAGTTATAACCGGTCACTTTGGTCATAGACTTAGGTTTAGTGCTTACCAATTCGGCAATCATTAAAACTGCACCTACATAACCAATTTGCCAGTTAGGCAAAGTAGACTCAAAGCCTGTAAACACAAATGAACCTTGGTCATGGATATACAGACTGAGGTAATTTGAGTTTAAGAAGTACATTGTACCTTCTGGGCAATATGGGTCTGGATAGATTGGAACACCAGCAACCATCAATGCTCGGAAAGCGGCTTGAGGACCATTTGAATCGCCATCAAAACCGTTACCCGGAGTGATGACATATTGCTCTTGACCAACGTAGTCTTGTGCTAACAATGTCCAAGTACCGAATCCGCATACACCAAAAGTCGGCACTTCAGCACCGTTCTTGACTGTACCAGAAATATACTGGAGTACGTTTTGACGTGTTGGGTTGACGTTACCAGCAGCATATTGCTTGGATTTCCACCAAGTATATGTGTTACGGTTAATGTTACCGTACGTTGCTGTACCAGTACCATCATCTACCGCAGCAGGTAAACCAATAAATTGTTGTGTATTGGTTGTGTTGTTGTACAAGGCAGTTGCCATTGCATCCATCATCACGTTAGTCGCATCATTCATACGTGCTTCAATGAGAGGGATAATTGCATGGTCTTGCTGTACAGCACCTTCCATACCGAGGAACGGTACAGGTGCAATCATTAATTTTAAATTAAATTCAGCATTGTAAGCACCTTGTTGTACTGACGGCTGGTTAAAAGAACCAGAATAGTCAGACCACTGTGCGTTTACAAACTGTGAACCCTGAACGGGTACTGTTACTTGGGACACACCACCGGTGGCTTGTTGACTATTTGCAATCAAAGCTGCCATCAGGGGAGTGCTGTTATATAGCTGGACTACCAACTTAGGAATAAAAGCACGTCTTGTAACGTAAGTTAATTCCGTATATTGCGAGGTACCAGCCGCAGGTAAAATACCGCCACCTATAGCCATAATGCTCTCCTATAAAAATTCAACAAAATGCCTTGATGTCATCGCAGCTACCACCCCCGTATACTACATCAGAACCCTATCGGTCTATTCTTCCTGAGTTCTGCTAATGCTTCGTGTGCAACGTCCCTTGCTGTACCAATTGGGTTTTTAGAAAAACGACTTAAATCCCATCCTTGATTTTTTGCAACATTTGTATGGAACTGAGATGGAGTCGGTGCTGCTGCTTGTTGCATCCATGCCCAGTGACGTGCTGCTGCTTCGTGATTGGTAATACCTTCTTCAAGCATGACTTTTTCAATTGCTGCAACATCTTCGTCAGACTTTGCTAAACCTTTTTTCATTAAATTATTTCTACGCTTTTCTAAATCATCTAAGGCTTCTCTCTCCCTAAACTTGTTACGTAAAGAATCATTTTCAGCTTGCATCTTGAGGATGGCGGAATTAGTATTCTCTTCGATTTCAATTTCAGGAATTGGTAAATCTGGATTGATTTCTTTGGTTAAACGTAAAAATGCTTTACGAGTTTTTGGATTATCTGCTAATTTTTTAGACAGTTCAGCCAATGAATCTCGTTCATCAAAACTCATATTCTCTAACGACATACTACCCCCTTATTTAATTAAATAACTTTTTTGCCGTCACCGGGAGGAACAATCTTCATCTGATTATTCTCAGCAGTTTTCTTTGCTGAATCTAATCCACCGAAACGTGAATAACGTGGGGTGTTAATGATTTGACCATTCTTCTGGTTGTCATCAAGCGGTCTACGTGGCTGACCGGCTCCTTTAGGTCTAAATAAATCCATGATTCTATCCTTTACATTGGTTGTGGACCTGCACCACCGCCCATTGGAGGAGGGGGAGCAGATGGAACTGGTGGAGGAGGCATACCACCTCCGGCTGGACCTGCCATTGGCGGAGTACCCATTGCACCGGGTCCTACACCTTTTGGTAGGGATTGTAACATCTGTAGTATTTCAGATTGTTGCAATTCGTTGGTTTTGCCTTTACGTGGACCGATAACACCGGTAAGTGAACGTATAGCAGCTAAGGCTTTTTGTCCTTGCTCTGATTCTGAACCAAGAGCAGGTAAGGCTTGTTCAATTAAATCCATAGCCATCGACAAGTTAATCATTGCACCTTCTTGTGAACCCATTTTCGGTTCTGGTGTAGACATGGGTGCAGCAATTGGAGGAGTCCCTGCATCGGACATAGCATCCATAGGAGCAGGAGTAGGTGTTGGAGTAGGTCCAGTAGAAGCACTGCCTTTACCTTTTTTCATCAATTCCATCAATTTGTCTTGTGATGCAGCCATAGTTTTTTCCTATTCAATTACAAGAAAGATTAAACCTTTCTATCAGTTTGTCAAGTGGGGGATATATTTCTATTCCCTCCCCCATGGGAGGTTTATTTGGTAAGCACCAATAATCCTTGCGGATTACTTACGTGACTTACGTCCTTTTCTAGCTTTACGCATCTTCATCTCCTAACGAGGCGGCGACCTATTTAGGGCAAGGAAGCCACAGCCCTTCTCCTTCTCACAGGAAACTTGTACTACCCCCGTCCATATTCTCTTGTCGGGCGACCACCCATCGGGCGACCTACCGTCTTAATGCTTGTATTACGATACTGTAAATTCGGACCAGTGTCTTTTTTAAGACTTCCAGCAGTTACTCTAGGCTGGTCTGCTTTCGGTTGTATATTTCCTTGCGTTGCCATTTACATTACCTTTAAGTCTGGTTTACCTTTTGGTTTAGCTTCTGCTTCTTGTTTACTTGCTTGTGCTTGTTGTTGCTTTTCTTCCATTTTCTTCAACCGCTCTTTCAGCAATTGTTTCATTGGAGGCTCCAATAAGTCAAGCAGAGATTCTTTATCAATCGCTTGTACTTTAAATAAATTAAATGCTAAGTTCCGCATATCTTCCATAAAGATAGGTGAGTTACTATGTGCATCTACTTTAACTGCATAATCTCTTGTAAACTGTTCTGCTATGAATGGTATCTTCTCAGGTTCATTCTCCGTTGTAAAGTGCGTATTGTCATAAACAGCCATTAATTTCAAATAAAGTGTTGCTACCTTCTCTAAGCTGTCCTCAATAATCAATGCACGTTTCTTGGCTCTTGAACTACCAAGCCTTGCCAGTTGTGAGGCATGACCAGTGCTACGCACACCTGATTCACCTTTACCCGATAAGACGTTGGTAATACCGGATACTTCTTCAAACATTCTGTCAATTCTGTCTAACTCACTAAACAAGTCGGCTGGCATTTGAGGTGCAAGTTTATCTACCTTAGCGTTTGGCATATCACTGGATAAGAAAGCACCGGCACGATTGAGAGCAAAGTTCTTTTCATCCATAATACCGGAGAAGCCACTAATCATCATCGGGGGATTCACTTGTTTGGCAAGGAGTTGTGTAATCTCATCAAAGCGTTTATTTCTTGCTTGTTGTAACAAAATCATGCGTTGCACTTCACTCTGTCCCCAGTAATAATCATATTGTGGGTTAGGACATAGTTGTACAAAAGGAAGTTCGCCTTTCAAGAATACTTTTTCACCGGGTCGGTCATAAATCACAACCATTGGGTTTGCAATGGTGACGACTTGATAATCCATAATTTCATCGTTCCACAGCCATAACTCTTTCATCTCGACTGTATCTTCTGCAACCATCGCCTTGTACTTGTTGTACTGACCAAGTTGCATATTGACGTTACCGACCATGTTGACTTGTGATTGCGACAAAATAACACTCAGACCATCTGGTACTTCGTTATGAATTTGTTGTCCATAAGAAGCGTTGACTCTTGCCACTATCTGCTCACGTTTTGGATGGTCATACAGACGTGCGTATAACTCGGACTTGGTGATGTAGTAGGTGTGAACAAGTGCTTCTTGTCTGGAGGTATACGGTACATCTTCTCTGAGAACACCGATACTACTGGGTTCAATCATAAAAGGCTGAATACCTTTGTTGTAAATTAGTTTGATGAATGAGGTGTTGTAGACCAAAGCCCATGTCAGGGCAGTTGAGAATACTTGGTCTGCATTAGAGTTGAGCCATTCATCGTTCAAGGCTTGTGTGAGTTTAGGAACTTTGTATTGTTCTCGTTCGTCTACTGAGGCACCCGTATTGATGGAGAATCGTGTGGTTTCTGAACTGTACAGGAAACTAGTCAGTTGGTCGATATGTGGATGAATTTTATTGAATACAGCAGGTGACTGTTCTGAGGAGTTACCGAACAAATAAAAAGACCGAAGATTGGAGTAATCGGTCCTACGTTCATTCATCGATACTTCACACTTACGAATTAAGTCTTTATAAAAAAACTCACGTTCATCAGGATTTGGTGGAATTATCATGTTTTAATCTTCAAGTTTTCATGGTCACGCATTGTGGCTTTCGGGTCTATCACCGGTCCTTGACGGATACCGGCTTCAGATGGACTTAATCCGACAGCCTCTCCTTTTACAGATTGTACTGCTCTTCCCGATAATATACTCGCCATATTGAGATTTTGGAATCCCCCACCCCAAACAGCAGCATCTCCCGGTCTTGCTTCACGTGGAACATCGGGCATCTTCTCTACCTTTTCCTCAGTTGGACCATATTTGGTTAAGTAACCAGATTGGTGTTCACCGACACGTGTTGACTTAATATCTGACATCTTAAAGTCAATTGCTAATTGTTTCAAGGTTTTATCGTTCTTTTTTGTTTTCTCACCAACTAATCCCGGTGG